GCTGAAATGGATTGGACACGCTTTTTAGAAGAAAATAACATCCACTATGTCACCAGAGGCCCGAATACCAAACGTGGCGAAGTGTCCATTCAGTGCCCCATGTGTGGCGCTGACGACCCATCTGAGCATCTTGGCATCAACCTAAAAACCGGGAAATGGGGTTGTCACCGCGACTCAGGTCACCGTGGCAAAGCCCCCCGTACCCTGATTAAAGCCCTATTGGGCTGCTCCAGCCCTCAGGCTGGCTCCATAGTCAAGCAATACAGCCACAGCGACCCTGACACGTTGGAGGCGGCACTGGCGGTGCTTGAGGCTGACGCCAATGGGAACGTTGCTCATGAGGAGGACGTTGCGCGCAAGGCCAAGCATCAGGCGCTGGGCCCTCAGTTCGATGATTTTTACCACATCAAGTCACGTGGCATCACCAAACGCTTCTTCACCTATTTGATGGAGCGCGGCTATGATGACCCTCAGGAAATAATCAAGCGCTACGAACTGCGCTGCGCCATGACTGGCCGATACAAGGATAGGATCATCATACCTGTCAGGCACAGCGGTGAACTGATGGGCTGGACCAGCCGAGCCATTGGCAACCCCAAGAACGCGCCGCGTTACTTGGCATCCTCAGATGAGGTAAAGGTCACGGTATTCAACTATGACCAGATTAAAGAGGGCGGTGAGCGCCTGTTCATTGTTGAGGGCCCGTTTGACGCCATCAAAATGGATTCATTTGGTGTGGGTGACATGGACGGCGATGACGTTAATTATAGAGCTACCTGCACCTTTGGCACATCACCCACCATCAGCCAATTGGCCCTTCTCAGGAACTTGACTAAACGATATAATAAAACATTCGTTCTGTTTGACAAAGGTGCTGACGGCCCCGCCAACACACTGGCTGAGTGGGTCGGTGCAGACATGGCATATCTTCCCTCTGATTTTGATGACCCCGGTGAATTAGGATATGACGAGCTTAATTTGCTTGCTGGGAAGACATACAATGGTGTTTTAAACATCTGGCGAAATTATGAAAAATTGCAGTTGCAACAATGGAACATGATTTGGTCTGATAGTCGCAAAAAGCGGCGCTAGAGGGTATTGCATCTAAAACAACTCTTTGCCAACTTTGCGCCCCACCATCACCATACTTCCAAGGGGCTCAAATGCAAAAAGTGCATCGTAAGCGTGCCGTCCTGTCTTGGCGGCCTGAATGGTCAACCCCAATTGAGAAATGGACAGCCTACCAAATCAGCAAAAATCTGTGGCGCTTTGATCGCATGGATGGGCCTGATGACTTGATGCAACAGGCCCGAATACTGTTCTGGGAATTAGGTCAGAAGTATCCAACCGTGGAAGATCCACGCCACTTTTTCGCCCTCTACAAAACATCACTATTGCGACGCTTCATTGACAAGGCCCGTACCCGGCAGCGGTCAGCAATTGACCACCTTGTCAATGCCGAAGACCTCACTATTGAGGAGGAGGGTGTGCCCTCCAATGCCGGGCATCTATCATTGATCCTCCAAGAAATGCCAGATGAGCTAAAAACAGTTCTACACGCCTTGACGTCTGGGCGGGTTAGGCGCAGGTTGGATAGACCACCGGTTACTTCTACGCGTCAACGGGAAAACCACAACATGCGTCTCAAGCGGCGCTTCTCACTGACCTTGGATGATCCTGTGGGAGAACTCAAGAACTACCTTCTCAACATTTAATCCCAGAGGGCACAATGCACGCTATTGAACGTGAACTTATCAAGGTTACTGGCTACAAATCGCGAGCCAAGTTTGATGACCGGCAGGACTACCTGAGCTCCATCCTCAACGCCGTTGGCAAATTGACAGATGATGATTTCGACAACCTGTCTGACGAAGCAGCGGCTTGGGCCAATGCGGCAGTAGAAGCCAAGAACTCAAGAAATCAGGAACTGCCTGACTTCGACGAGGTTGATCCTGAAGAAGCTTCTGAGGATGATGAAGCTGAGGAAGACGCTGAGTCTGAGGACGAGACTGAGGAGGACGCTGATGATGAATCCGCCGAGGATGATTCTGAGGCTGAGGAGGATAGTGAAGACGACGGTGCTGACGGTGCAGCTGATGATGGTGCTGATGATGCTGCCGATTCTGATTCCGATGATGGTGTATCCGAGGACGATGAGCCTGAGGAAAAGCCAGCCAAAAAGGCTTCCAAGAAAGCCCCTGCCAAGAAGGTTGAGGCAAAGCCTGAGAAGGCTCCGGTCAAGAAGCCTGAACGCAGGCCCCCGCCGCGCCGTGGTGCCTCATCTGATGATGATGTGATCCTTGACAAGTGGGGTTGCATGGAAGGTAGCAAGAACTCACAGGCGCTTGCCCTGTTTGAGAAGGGCGCTACCACCAAGGACGTGAAAGACGCCATTGGCGGCACCTATTACAACATCCTGAAAAAGATGGTGAAGGACGGCCACAAAATGGACAAGAAGGGTGCAATGATTACCCTTGTCCACAAAGATGCTGTCAACAAAAAGGCCGCCCCTGCTAAGGCTGCACCTGCCAAAAAGGCCAAGAAGTAGTCGGGCCATGGTTGGGCCGCAGGACTTCTAAATCCACGCGGTGGGGGTTCAAGTCCCCCACCCGACGCCAATAAGGAGGTACCATGACTGAGGAAGTTCTACGTTCAGCAAAGCTGTGCAGGAAGAAACTTCATTTAGTTCATGGTGACAACATCTTGCTCAGTCGTTATCCAGATGGATACACCATTAAAAGATGCAGGGCATGCAATAATGAGCGCATGAAGAACTACATGCGCAGGGTTCGTGACAGGAAATTGAAAGCAAAGGAGGTAAACAACATGGCTTAGATTACCACGAGGACCGCCTGAACTGAAGGTTACGCGTACCTTCAACAATTAACCTTCAGGAAGATCAACATGAGATCACATCTACAGATAAAAGTTTTCTCGCTGACTGCCGAAATGACGTACATCAGGCGTCAAGAGGAAAAATGGAAGTCAAGGGCTAGACGTGCCAGAGAAAAGGGTCGTGACGATAGTTACGCTTTCAAGAATTTCTGGTCACAACGTGGACACCGTACCTTCTTGAAAGGCCAAGCCCGCACTGCGCATCTTGCTCACGGCTTCCTCAGAGGTCAACCGTATTCAGCTATGGAGCGGATTTGCTATGGGCCCCTCAAGGGATATGGCAGCACCGAGCCCAACTGGGACGCCGTTTCAACTACGGTTGAACGCTTTACCAAGGACGACACTGACCCTCAGGGCACCATGCAGCGCTTTTCTGAGTGGCTGACTGATGCCAAGGTTTGGTACGAGGGTAATGAGAAGCGTATCAAGGAAATGGTGGCCGCACAGGTGGCGGCTGCTACTGCGAAGAGACTAGCCGCCAAGGAATAAGCCAAATTGGGTGACTGGCCAGAGTATGGCGTAGCCGGTCACCCAACCCATCTGGTGCATCACATGAAGCCCCGACAACGACAGACATGCAAATATGGCCACGCCATGACTAGGGGCAATGTCATCATTTCAAGTAAAGGGAAGCGGCGATGCCGATATTGTTACAACGAATGGTGTCGGCTGCGTTATAAGAACAATCCGGATTACCGTGAGAAACGATTAGCACGTTATCACTTGAAGAAATCACCTGAACTCAAGATGACGGATGTAACTGTAACCGACATCTAAAGTACCCAACGTATGTGGGTGTGTTGGGTTTTACCATTGACACCCTTTAACTGGAGCAGCGTACCCCAATGAAGAAGCTTTTATTGACCACGACTGCCTTGTTGGCCCTTACTGTGGGCGCTCAAGCGCAGAAATCCATCATGACAGGAGGTGAAAAAGGAGCGTACAACAGCACCTTTTGTCCGCCACTGCCAGCTGTCCTCGGGCAGTCAATGTTCCAAGGCTACCACTGCACTCCGTCAGATGGCACTTTGGCGAACATTGCCGGAGTGCTTGCCCGACCAACCAACATCGGGTTTGTTCAACTTGATGTATTGGCGCGCGAGATCGCCAACAAACCGGAACTGGCTAAGCAGGTTACTGTCATCAGGCAGGATATCGCCTGTGAGGGCCTGTGGATGGTCACCAAGAACGACAAGCTGAAGAACTACGGTGACGTGCTTGGCTATGCCCGGCGCATTCCGTTTGTGCTACCGGCCCAAACCAGCGGCAGCGCGGCCAGCTTCAGTTTCCTGCAATCCATCGACCCTGATGGCTTGGGCCGTGCCCCGGCTCGCAACATCAAGTACGTGCAGGATTCCACCACGGTCATCAATACCGTGGCCGCCAGCACGGACAACAGCGTCGGCTTCTTTGTGCAGTTTGCCGACCCTGAGAATGCCAATATCCGGTTGATGGTGGAAAAAGGACTGACGGTTATCCCGGTGGTGAGCCGTGAGATTGCCAATGCCAAGGTTGGTGAGAACCAGCTTTACAATGTGCAGAGCTTTGGCCTCAAGGCTGGTGGCATCTTTGTCAGCGGCGATGAGCGCGTCACCGCCTGCACCCCGGTGGCGGTTATCACTGGCAACCCTGAAGCAGCGAAGGACAACAACGCTCGTGATGATCAGAACGACCTGATCAAGGCGGTCCGTGACGTGCCTTCCTCAGCACTGCTTCCGCAGGACTCGCGGCTTGCGAACCTGCTGAAGTCGGTCAAGAAGGTTGGTGGCTCAGCACTCAATGAGATGCTGGCTGCGACTGACAAGTTCAAGAAGGCTGCTGAGTCCATGGCCAACTAACCCTTGCGAGGGCTCATAACCCAACCGCAAGATAGGACGTGAGACCAGTTTATTCTAGATCGGCGCTGGTTCTCACGTCCGCCCCTTTTCTGGAGGTTTTCATGGAATTAACTGGTTTTGTGGTAGTATGCACCATTGTTATGGCTCCAGCATGGTCGCAGTACCAAACCACATTGGTGATGACAAGAAGTCAGGGAGCATGTCACAAATATTCGAATGATCACAATGGCCGTGGCATGGTAGCTTATTCGCGCCCTCTTGAGTTACCAAGAGATGTCCGAAAATTCACTGAATTGTGTGGCCCTAAGGGCGCTGATTGTATCAACGCCATCCCGGCAGGAGATGACAAATGAATCGTTTGGCTAATATTCCCATCAAGGTTTGGTATCTGTTCTCGGTAGTGTACTGCTACATGCTTTGGAACCCGTATTACTCCTTGTGGTCATTTGTGCAGGGCGCGGCGGACCCAGCCCTCAAGGCCATTGCAATTATCTTGGCCGTCATCATTGCCGCCCTCTACCTCATTGAGGGGCACCGCAGCATGAACGTGGTCGGCATTGTGCTGTTCCTGAGCCTCACAGGCGCTGTCATGTGGCTGGCGTTCAATCACGGGGCCCGCTTCAACTATGCTGAGCTCTGGGGCCAGTGGGTTGTAGGGGCTTTCATGACGCTTGCCCTGCAAGGTGGCCGTATCTACAGGTCCATGACAGGCCGCGTGCCGGTCACCGGAACCGTGGAACACGACACAGCTGGGCACCACCATGGCTAGAGGGGCCACTTACGCTGGCCTCTCACACCAAGAGATGGTGGATAAGAAGCGCAAAAATCGAATGGATAAGATTGATGCGTTTGATCCTGCAACTCGATCATTGATACACGAATACGGCATGCCGGTAGTAGAGTGCCTGCATGCTGTTGGCGTCACGAAACCAAAACATGTGCGTCACGTAGTTGAAACTATCTTGAATGAGTTCAGCCCTACACGTGGGTCGTATTCAAGACAGGGTATCCGGACAGAGGTTGATGAATGAGACATTTCATTGAATTTTACAGTACAAAAGAAGCTTGGCTATCCATCTGGAATGAGATAGCTACTCCAACCGGGTTGATTGCATTTGCACTGGGCATGATGTTCGCCTCAACGCTGATGATGATCGGCAGACTATTGGAGAAATAAGTGCTGTTTAAAACCACCGATAAGGTCACCGGTAAGGTACTCAAAACCAGCCGCCCGCTGCTGATCAATGCGAAGGACGCTTACGTGCGCCCTTCACAGGGCAAAGATTGGTTCAGCACTACGACTACCATTTGGCAAGTGGATGAACTAATCAAGAGGCGTGTGAGGGACTGGCGTCGGCTGACAGGTGAGACCGGCCATACAGGGGCCCGTGACGGCGTGTTCCGCGCTGATCATGAGTCGGTGTACACGGGCACCCATTCAGTGTTTCCAGCCCCATTGATGGAAATGATCATCGTCAGATACGGGGGTGCACATGGTTCTTCTATACTTGATGCTTTTGCTGGCGGCCCTCCTCGCGGGTTGGTCTCTAGCATCATGGGTCATCGTTATACGGGATTCGAAATACGACAAGAACAAATAGACGAAAATGAGGCGTTGCTTAAAACCCTGAAACTGAAGGGAGCACGCTATGTCAAGGACGACGGTCGTTTTCTGGACATTGATGAGCAGTTTGATTGTGCCATTACTTGTCCACCTTATTTTGACTTAGAGGTTTACAGCGAGCAGCAAGACGACATCAGCAACTTGGGCAACTACGATGAGTTCAATGCCAGCATGTGGCTTTGTGCTCAAGCCCACCGTGAGCGGATGAAGCCCGGTGCCTTTGTGTGCATCATTGTGGGCTTGTTTCGTGACAAGCGTGGTGAACTGATTGACTTCCCAGCTGACACGGTTGAGAATTTCCGTGATGCAGGCTTCCTGTACTGGCAACATATTATCCTGTCCAAAAACTTTGCATCAGCCGCCGTCAGGGCAGGCAATGCTTGGAAGGGTCATAAATTGGTCCCACGTCATGAGAACTTGTTGATCTTCAAAACCCCTGAGTAGCCATGCACGAGCTGGAAGACAAGCTTGAGGTTGAAACGCCGCTAGGGCGCGGCAAAGCCATCTTGGTTTCTGAGTCTGACTACGACACATTTTGGACGGTCGTATTAGACGATAGCTGCGCCATTGTAACTTTCCGCCAGCACGAGCTTAAAGTGGTCCGCAACTACGGCATGGGCTGGGGCATGAGTGTTAGGGAATTGGAAGCAGTTATAAAGGCGAGCAAATGAGCATTGATCCAATCGATCTGTTGGTGATTATTGGTTTGGGTTTGATAGGTATCTTTTCTTTGAAAGCTCTATTTAGACCTGACCGCCATGAACTTAAATATGAGGAGGATGAAATGCCTGATCGTGACTTGTGTTTTGCAATCGAGAATGCTGAGCCAGATAGGGCTTTGGCTGCCAAAGTCAAATGCCTTGAGTGGGCCATCGGCATGTGTAATGACGATGCTGACAAAGCGGTTAAAGATGCTCAAAAGTTCTGGGCATTTATGTCCTTAGAACCTGAGGACAAGTAATGAACCGCGCTGAACTCGTCAAAACACTGGAACTGGTCAAGCCCGCCTTGGCCAGTAAAAATCTGGTACCCATATTCCAGTCATTCACCTTCACCACCGGTTCGGTGTCCGCCTATGACGACACCATTGCCATTGTGGGGCCGTGTGAGATTGAAGAAGCTTGTGGCATTCACGGCAACACGCTGCTGGGCATCCTGTCAAACATCAGTGCTGAAGAAGTCAGCCTTGAACTGAAAGCCGACACCGCCATCCTGAGCGCTGGCAAGTCAGTGACCAAGTTGCCGTTTGACAGTGAGGATAATTTTATCTTCAAGGAGCCTACTGGCAAATGGGACTTCAAGGTGCCGTTCACTCAATCGCTGTTTGAAGCGATGGAACTGTGCCTTGAGACTGTTTCAGTAGATGAGACACAAGCCGCGCTGCACGGTGTGACCATTGATGGCAACAAACTCTACTCCTGCAACGGTGACACCATCACCCGTGTGCAAATCAAGGAAGGCAGTAAGGGCCGCGTGCTGATGCCCACTCAGTTCTGCACCTCCGTGGTGAAGCTGTGGTCCAGCCTTGAAATGACGAAGGGCATTCTCCACTTTAATGACGAGTGGGTGTGGGCCAACTTTGAAGATTGGGCTGTCTATGGCCGCGTGCTTGTGGTTGACAACCCCATTGATTTCGAAGCGCTGATCAAGCGCACCATCAAGGATAAGGTGCCCACGCAGGCCGTGCCAGATGGGTTTTCTGAAGCCCTGTCACGGGCCCGCATTTTGGCTGACCCTGAAAGCAAAATGACTTCCGCCACGGTCAGTAAGGGCAGGCTTAAACTCACCACTGAGACTCACATGGGTGAAATCAAGGATGATCTGGCTTTCAAAGGTCACCCTGACGTGGAAGCCAATGTGAACGCCAGCCACCTGTACCGGGCCCTCCAGCACTGTGACAAGTTCGCCATTCATGAGAACTGCACCGTGTTTGAAAAGGGCACTGAAGTGCTCCAACTCGTCAGCAATATGGGCTAATGAGTTTTTTCTTCTCAGAAAAGAAACGCAAGCAAGTTGCGAAGCGGGGGGCAACCCCCGTCAAAGCCACGCAGGCAGGCAGGGCCAGCAAGGACAGCCTTACTCGGTTGGGCTGCCGCGCCTGCCCGCTTGACAAGGATAATAATTGCACCCCCAAGATGCCGCCTGAGTTGCGCGGTACCGGTGGTGTGTACTTCCTCAGTGAAGGCCCCAGTGAGCGGGATGACGAAATAGGCAAACCGTTACGTGACGCCAGCGGCGTGATGCTGCGCGGCTTGCTGGGCTCACTCAAATCAGTTGCTAGCTTCGATCAAGTCATCAGGGATTATGATCACTACAAGGAACAGCCTTCATGGGTTGCCATGGAGTGCTGCCGTGGTCTGGTGACCAAATCAATTGAAGAGGCCAAGCCCAAACTCATTGTGGGATTGGGCATCCTGCCATTGCAATGGATGCTCAACAACAGTGACATGGTAGGACTTCGTGGCCGCGTGTTTGCGGTCAAGGTAGGCAATCATTCTTGTTGGTTCATGCCCACCTATCACCCGCAACATGTCATAGACAAGGCATTTGAGGGGCAGGACCCCATCCGCAGCAAACTGGGCGTTTGCCTCAAGTTTGACCTGCAACGGGCGAACCAACTATTTGAGGACCTGCCACCGGCCCAAATTGATACCCCACAACAGGTTAGGGCGGGCGTACAGGCGTTTAATGGGTCAGGGGCGGGGCAACTAGCCAAGGTTTTAAAGCTTATCAGTGAGGCCCGCAGGGCACCTGAAAAGGCTGTTGATTTGGAAACGTTCCCCCTCAGGCCATACTCTGCCGGGGCAAAGGTGCTGACGTGCGCCCTGAGCTTTGAAAGCACCAATTTTGCCTTCGCAATTGACCACCCCAAGGCGGGTTGGAAACCTGATGAAAAGAAGGCCATCAAAGAAGCCTTACGTGATCTCCTGTCAGACAAAACCACCATCATTGCCCACAATACTCCGTTTGAAGTGGAGTGGTTTATTTATCTGCTGGGCAAAGATGTAATTTTCCATGATGTGTGGGAATGCACCATGATGCAGGCTCACTTCCTAGATGAGCGGCGTGGCAAACGCGGGGGTAATGATGAACAATTCCAGCCGAATCCTTATCAAGCGCTTGACTTTCTCGTCAAACAACATTTTGGCATCTCCTATAAGTCTCTATTTAAGCTTGATCGTAGGCATATGGACAAGGCTGATTTGGATGAGACGCTTATCTATAATGGTGCCGACACAAAATATACGCTTAGATTGTTTAAAATACAACGAACACTCCTATCAAATACTGGTCTCCGGCACGCCTACGACGAAGCTTTACCACGTCAGGTATCGGTTGCACTGATGCAATCACTGGGCATTGACATTGATCAATCCCAGAACAAGCAAATGAGGAGGTTATTGAAAAGTGAAATATCTCACATTAAGGGAAAGATATCAGGAATACCTGAGGTTAAGGATTACGTTGCTCGAAACAAAACTTTCAATCCTGCATCTCAGCCAGAAGTTATCAAAATCTTCGAAGACTACCTCAAGGTCGGAAAGCAGCTTATCAACTCAGAAGGCAAAAAGACCGTCGACAAAGGCACACTTGCCCGAATCAAGCACCCCCTAGCCAAGCACATTGACGAGTTCAGGAACCGGAGCAAGTTAAAGTCCACTTATGTGGACGTGTTCCGACTTGGTAAGGGCGCATTCATTTATCCTGACCGCAAGATACACCCTACCTGCAACACCACCTTTGCTGAAACCGGTCGGACAAGTTCGGACACGCCAAACAATCAGAACTGGCCCTCACGCAACGATAAGTGGGTCAGGCGTCAGGTGGTGGCTGCGAAGGGCTATGTACTTGTGGCCTTTGACTATGGCCAGCTGGAAGCCTGCACCGGGGCAATGTGTTCCAAGGATAAGTCCTTCGTCAAGGCCCTGTGGGAGGACTATGACATCCACATGGAGTGGGCGAAGCGCGCTGCCTACCTGCATCCAGCCTTCATAGGCGGCAAGCACATGTTGGATGACAAAGACACCATGAAGGGTTGGCGCAGCCTGATCAAGAACAAGCTGGTGTTCCCTGCCTTTTTCGGCGCAGCCAAAGAATCCATTGCTGGTTACATCCTTGACGCCACTGGCGTGGAAGTGCCGCAGCACGTCAACAACAAGCTGTTTGATGAATTCTGGACTACCTTCAATGGCTTTGGCAATTGGCAGAAGCGCCTCATGTCAGGCTACTACGAAACCGGTTACGTGGAAAGCCCCACTGGGCGCAGAAGGCATTACCCGTTGGGCCGCAGTCAGGCTATCAACTACCCAATTCAATCCGTGGCGTGTGACATCGTCTGCCGTGCCATGTGCACCCTGTCGGCAATGGCAGCTGAAACCGGCAAATGGTATTTGCATCCAATCATGAACATTCATGACGATCTGACGTTTGCTATCCCTGATGATGACAAGCTTCTTGATGAAGCCATAGAAACCATCTACCGAGTCATGTTGAACCCGTCGTATGACTTTGTGAACGTGCCCCTGTCAGTGTCTTGCTCGGTTGGCAACAATTGGCTTGAGATGACCGAAATGGGCAAATTCTGGTCACACAAGGATCTCTGATGGCTAATGTCTATATTGCTTCACTTTACAGCACCATCGAACAGATGCGTGAAGTAGCCAAACGTCTGACTGAAGCAGGTCACATCGTAACGTCACGCTGGCTTGACGGCAGTGAAGAGCACATGACTCGTGAGGCCGCAGCCTTAATGGATGTGGCTGATGTAGATTTTGCTGATGTTGTCTTATCTTTCACACTGCCTCGTAAAACCATGCACAATGGTGGTGGCAGGCATTGGGAGTTTGGCTACGCTTACGGCACCGGCAAACGGAACATCATTGTGGGCCCCAAGGGGGAGCACGTCTTTCATTACCTCCCCAGTGTTGAACACTTTGAAACGCTTGAAGAAGCGATTGGAGCCCTCTGATGCTTACTTTCGAACAAATCATTGAAGCCAACCGTACTCGCCAAAAAGAGTGGGACCCGGCCAGCGTCTTGACTTTGAGTTTCAAGGCCACGGAGCTCGCAGGTGAGATCGGTGAGGCATGCAATGTGATCAAGAAGCTTGAACGTGAGCGCCTTGGGTTGCCGGGCAGCCGCGCCACGGTGCAGGATCTCGCTGATGAATTGGCAGATGGCATCATTTGCCTGATGCTCGTCGCCATTCACCCCACCGTCAACATTGACCTTGAAGCGGCCATTATCCGCAAGTTCAACGCATCGTCAGATAAGCTGGGTTTGGAAACACGCCTGTGAACAATGATCCATATGACGTGCTCGGTATAGGCAAGGATGCCAGCCCTGAGGAAATCAAGGCTGCGTACCGGGCACGTTCAAAAGCGGCACATCCTGACGCTGGTGGCTCTGTTGAAGAGTTTCAACGGATAAAGTCCGCAAGCATGGTGCTGCTTGACCCCTCAAAGCGGAAGCAGTTCGACGAGGAAGGCATCATTGATGATGGCGGCCCCGACAACAAGGTGACGAGGGCCACTGAGCAGGTTGCCCACTTCTTCATCCATCAAGTCAACACCCAAAACAATTTGGATTACTTTGACCTGATCACCGCTGCTGAGCATCACTTCAGGGCTGAGATTGCGCACTGCAATCAACGTATTCACGAAGGCAGTGTGCAGGTAGCCAGATTTGAGAAAGCCCTGTCCAAGCTGAAGATTAAAAAGGGCAGCGGCGTCATCAAAACCATGATGACCCACCACATGGGTCAGATCAAGAAGGTGATGGCAGCCAATGAAGAGCAGATGGGCATATTCAAGATGTCCATTGCTATCTTGTCTGACTATGACTTCGAACACATAAAGCCTCAAATATTGACAAACCAACAGGCACTCAACACCAATTCAATCTTTGGGCCCGGATTTTGGGGACAGCGATGAGAATTTCTCATTGGAGAAAAAACAAAGCACTGACAATGCAGGAGGCTGTTGAACAATGCTCCCTTTCAACGGAGTCTCTCTTGGCTAATTTGCTCAAGCTCCTGATTAACAGGAATATAATTTCAAATGCCGAACTTGAAGCATTGTTTGAACATGACTTCTCAGTAGAGGACGATAAGTGACTTCCCTACATGTCAAATACCGGCCTGAGACGTTTGATGACGTGTTAGGTCAAGATACAGCCGTCCGTTCACTCAAACGTGTGGTCAAGGATAGGCGTGGCAAGACGTTTCTGTTTGTTGGGCCAGCTGGCACCGGCAAAACCACGCTGGCACGCATCCTAGCCAATGAGTTCGCCGGGCAAACAAAGACACAGGCCAACGTCATTGAGCATGACGCAGCTACCAAATCAGGAAAGGCTGATATCCAAGCCTTGGTGCAATCCACGCTGTACCGCGCCATTGGTGATAGCCCCGTCAAGTTCGTGATTATTGACGAGTGCCACAAGCTGTCATCAGACGCGTGGACCGTCTTCTTGAAGCCAACTGAAGAACCACCAGAACACGTCTACTATGCGTTTTGCACCACTGAGATGGGCAAGATACCCAAAGCCATCATTACCCGGTGCATGCGGTATGACCTGAAAGCAGTCAAGGAAGAGCTTATATTGGAGCTCCTGCTGAAGGTTGTTGATGCTGAGGGGTTTGATACCTCAGATGAAATAATTGAAGCCATAGCCGAAGGCTGTGGCGGCAGCCCACGTCAGGCATTGGTGTTCCTAGAGGCCTGCCTTGGCTGTAAAGGCCTGTCTGAGGCGCGTGAAATCATGCGCAGCCATGGCCAGAGCAAGGAATTGATTGACCTAGCGCGTTGGCTGGTGGCTGGCAAAGGCCATTCATGGGCCGAGGCTGTCAAACACCTGAAAGCCTTAGAAGGGCAAGAAGCTGAGGGCTGTCGTATAGTCCTTATGAACTACTTTGCGGCTGTCTTGCTCAAAACCACCAATGACAAGCGGGCAGCTGATCTTTTGGCGATGATGGAGTGCTTCAAAACCCCATATTACTCACCTGAGAAGCTGGCACCCTTGCTGTTCTCAGTTGGGTTGGCAATAAGGCTGGATACATGAGAAATCTGACAATCAAGGCCGTGGTCATCACGGATGGTGACAACTACTTTATCCACGGTTCAAATACTGAAACATCAGCTGAGATGTTCAAGGCCATGTCACCCATTTGGAAATTTGATCCGTCAACTGAGACGGCTCATTTCGTTGAGATTGAAATAACCCTTCCTGAACTTGAAAACGTCCAAGCATTAGAAGATGCATCCTTGGACCACAAAGTTGAAACTGACCGTGCTGACTCTGAGTGACCTGAAAGATCAATTGGCCATAGACAAATCGGTGCTGGATGATGAAGTCATCCGGCAACCGGTGCTGTTCTATACCGTCAGTGAGATGGTGACTGAAGCCATTGCTGAACGTGATGCCGCCAAGGAAGAGCTCAATTCAGTGGACGCTGACTTGGACAACCAATGGCGCAAGAAGCTGGCTAAGGAGTCAAAAAGCCGGGTAACTGATGCCGTCATTAAAAGCTGCGTCCAAACCAGCCTAGCGCATGAGAAGGCCTTTGCCGTGTGGCTTGAAGCCAAGACAAAGGCCGACAGGTTGATAGCCCTCAAGGAAGCCTTTCAGGCCCGCAGCTACATGCTGCGTGACTTGGTCGCCCTATATTCTGCCAATTACTATGAGGAAGCTTCTGTGAAGCCTACCAAGGTGCAAGAAGCTTCTCACGCCGCTGCAAACCGCGTTCGTATGTCCAATGCGAGAGCAGCAAGAGGTAAGTGATGGCAGAAGTGATTTTTGGGGTAGTTCTATCCGGTGTGGTCCTGCTTCTTGTTGGCCACTCCTTCATAGACACTATCTTCAAGAGGCAGGAGGAGATTATTAACCGCATGACGACGAAAGGTGACCTGTAATGGCTAAAGAACAGCGTAGCTTCCGCTACGAAAAGCGCAGCAAGGATTCGCTCAAAGAGCGGGCCAATATGAAGGGTGGAAATTTCGACACCTACATCAAGCCCAAGTTCAAGCAGTGGAAGCCAAAGGACGGGAAAAACCTGATCCGCATCCTGCCACCCACGTGGAAAAAGGCTGACGCGCCTTGGCAGAGCACGGCCCATTACGGTTTGGACATTTACGTCAACTTCAATATTGGCGCGGACAACCAATCGTACCTCTCACTGAGCAAGATGCAACAAGGGGATGACCCGCTTGCCGAAGCCCGGCGTGAAGCCCAAAAGGAAGGTGACAAGGACCTCGCCAAGGCGCTCAACCCGTCACAGCGAATCCTTTACTGGATCATCGACCGGCTGGATGAGGATGAAGGCCCCCTCCTCTGGGCTGCGCCTTTCACATTTGACAAGTCATTGTCAAATCTTTGCATTGACGAGGATACTAAGGAGGTGATGTTCATTGACGACCCTGAAGAGGGTTGTGATGTCCGCTTCTACAAGGAGGGCACCGGGCTCACCACCAAGTATGACCCGTCTAAGATGAAGGTGTTGAAGGAAAGCCCCATTCATGAGGATGAGGAAATTCAGGCTGACTGGCTTGATTTCATCACTGACAACCCGCTGCCGGAAACCCTCAACTTCTACAGCTACGATCACATCAACGGCACCTTCAACGGTCAGGCTGGCCGCAAAGAGGACGATGATGATGAAAAGCCGGTGCGCAGCCGCCGTGCCAAAGAACCTGATGATGACGAGGACGAAAAGCCGGCTCGCAGCAAGCGGCGCGCTGACCCTGAAGATGAACCTGAGGAGAAGCCTGCACGGTCACGTCGTAAGGCTGAGCCTGAGGATGAACCTGAGGAAAAACCGGCCCGCAGCCGCCGCAGGGCAGACCCTGAAGATGAACCTGATGACGAGCCGGATGAAAAGCCAGCCCGTTCACGGCGCAGGGCTGAGCCTGAGGATGATGAACCTGAGGAGAAGCCTGCACGTGGCAAACGCCGCGCTGAACCTGAGGACGATGAGGCTGACGAGCCCCCTCCGAAAAGCCGCCGTGGGAAGAGTGAATCTGAGGACGAGGAAGGTGGTGGCAGCCTCCGTGAGAAACTAGCTGCGAGGCGTCGCAGTCGTAACTCAGACGACGATTGAGGAACGCAAACTTGAGATACTGAGGCGGGCAGGCAAAGACCCGGTTGTCATTGACAAGCGCCCCATCGGTGAGATCATGAACGACGAAATCCCGTACCTGCGTTGGGCACGGGAAAATCAGGTGATAGTCAGGGCAGGTTACCGCACTTGGGCCGAACTGTTGAAGGAACGTTTTGATGCCAAGGATAAGTAATACCCCCAAGGAAGCAGCCAGCCCTGACTTGATCCTCGCCAACAAGCTGATAGCTGAATTCCGTCAGCTGTGGGTAGACCAACTCAAAGATGCGGGTGTGTCCCATGTGGATTATTCCCGCATCAGCCTCGTAGCCCTCAATCAACTGGCCGCCACCATAGCCGTTGATCTTGGGATGAAACCGCAACAATTCACCGCCATGTGTGGTGGGGCTTACATGGAAGCTTACAAACAGGCCCCTAAGTTCAGTTAGAGGAGAGCAACGTGATACAAGCAATTCTACTGACCACCGGGTGGTTATTTTGGGGTATTCTGGCTGTCATTATCCTTATAGACGTGCTGGCACTTTCAACCGAGGATGAAGGCATGGGCGCATGGGCCATTTTCCTGACCATGGCCGGTGCCATCCTATCAATTGGCTTCACTGACGCCTTCATTGGCGTCCAGCTGGCGTGGCTGGCTGTAGGATTTGCCCTGTACGCCATGCTTGGCGTTGTGTGGTCATTCAAGAAGTGGGTTGATTTCGTCAAGGCTCAGAAAATTCTGGCCCCTTCACGCGATAGGCCCAAGGCAGCGGACAACAAAACACGCATCGTGACATCCATGGCCTTGTGGCCGTTCCAGTTCACTTGGTGGGTATTGACTTGGCCACGGCACTTCTTCAGTTGGGCTTACACACGGCTCAGCACCGTATTCGACCGCATCACGGACCACATCTGGGATTCAAAATGATCCTTTCAGCCCAAAGCATACGCCGCCGTAAAGGCCTGATCACCCCGTTCTTTGAGCGGACAGTTACTCACGGCATGTCCTTTGGGCTGTCCAGCTGCGGGTATGACGTGCGGATAGCAGAAACTTATCTGTTGGGTGTTGGTGCTGGCGCAGGCTTCATGCTTGCATCCACCATTGAGCACTTCGACATGCCACCAAACATCGTTGGCCGCGTGCATGACAAGTCAACATGGGCCCGACGTGGACTGGCCGTTCAGAACACTATCATTGAGCCGGGTTGGCGTGGTCACCTGACCTTGGAACTGTCCAACAACGGCAATGAGCAAATCCTAATTCATGAAGGCATGCCCATCGCTCAGATCATCTTTGAGTTGCTGGATGAGCCTACGCACCAACCGTATACCGGTAAGTACCAGAACCAAGAGGCACGTCCCGTGCCAGCAAAACTTGAGGAGTGAGATGTGGCTGAATGGATTTTAACTGGAATGTTGTTGGGGTCAATTGTGACCAGCACTCACAGCGGCCAAGAAGCTTGTGAGGGCCGCAAAGCCATGCTGGCTAAGGAGAGGAACGTCACTGCGCTTGAATGCAGGCAAGTTTCGCAATTCACTACGCTTTCTTCTGGCAGTGCTATTGGCTCGTCACGGCCCTACACATGCGATAGCTCTGGGACTTGCAAGGTACAGTAATGGCTAAACGTGCGAGGGTTGCAGTTGAGAAACCCAAGAACTCATATTTCACGTCTGACAAGACGAGCATTAGTTTCGTCAGCACTGGCTGTGCTGTACTTGACTGTGCCTTGGGTGGCGGTCTCGCTTTGGGCCGCACTGCCAATGTTGTGGGCGATAAAAGTACAGCTAAGACAGGCACAGCTACAGAGGTCATGATCAACTTCGCCATCCAATACCCGGATGGCGATATTGCGTACCGGGAAACGGAAGCAGCGTGGGATGACGCCTACGCCGAGGCCATGGGCTTGCCAATGGATCGCATTGACTTTGGCAATCGTGAAGACCCCATCATCACTGTAGAAGATTTCTACAACGACTTTGACGCTTTTTGCGACAAGCAAATCAAGACCAAGCGGCCCGGTTGCTACGTGCTGGACTCATTTGACGCGCTGTCAGATGACGCTGAAATGGCGCGGGACATTGACAAGGGCTCATTTGGTGCGGCCAAGGCCAAGAAAATGAGTGAGATGTTCCGCAAGATTACCCGCAAGCAGGAAAAGGCAAACGTCCTGCTTTTCATTGTGTCTCAGGTGAGGGACAACATTGGTGCCATGTTTGGTGAGAAGCACAAGCGCAGTGGCGGCAAGGCACTGGACTTCTATGCCAGCCAAGTGTTCTGGCTTGCCCACCTTGGTATCCTGAAGCGCACCATCAACAAGGTCAGCCGCCCCTATGGCATCGAACTGAAAGCCAAGGTCAAGAAAAACAAGGTTGGCATGCCGTTCAGGGAGGCTGAGTTCAATTTTGAGTTCGGGTTTGGCATCAATGACCTTCTTGCCAGCGTCACATGGTTGAATGAGGTTGACCGGTTGGATGCTGTTGACTTGAAGAAGTCAGAGTTCAAGGAGTATGTTGCCAACATCAACAAAATGAGCAGTGAGGAGTATGCTGAGGAGCGTGCCCGTGCTGCCAAGGCTGTCAAGGAAGTATGGGCTGAGGTTGAAGAAACCCACATGCCCAAGAAAAGGAAGTACGCATGACAGAATGCAAGTGCCTTGAGAAGCTTGCTAAGTGCCTGTTTGAAGACAGTGAGACCGCAGCGGCGGTACGGTATGCTCATAACGGGTACAAACCAATGACTTGGGAAAGTCTGAACAGTCAGCAAAAGAAGCGTTGGTTTCTTCACGCTGCCGTGCAGGAATATTCGTAATGTGGGCTTTCAAAATAGTGTGCGCAGCTAGTGCGCTCAGCTGCCTTGGAACACGTGAGTACAACAATTTGTACATGTCCACTCGGACAAAGGAAGAGTGTTACAAATCTGCTGAGCAGGTAGCTCAGTGGCGAGGTTTGTGGGCGGACAAGTGGAAAATTATCTGCTATCAGACACCGCCTGTTGCAAAAAGGGATGAAACTCAATGAGCTCCTTTGTACTCGCAAGCTCTCACATGGGCCCACTGATTGTGAACGTCCGCGATGAGGGCGTCGGCGGTCAGGTGCTGGCCACTGGCACCCATGAGCCGGAAGTCATTCAGCTTGGTTGCCTTATCCTGAATGAGAAGCGCAAGCTGCGTGGTGACGGTGTGCACGCCTTGGACGTAGGGGCCAACATAGGCACCTGTACGATGGGCTGGGCCAACCACATGGCTGGTTGGGGCTCAGTCACCGCCTATGAGCCTCAGGAACGCGTCTACTACGCTCTGGCAGGCGGGATAGCCCTCAACAATGCCATGAATGCCCGTGCCATCAATGCGGTGGTGACTGAGAAGTCAGGCACCATGAAGATACCAACCCTCAATCATAGCGCTCATGCCAACTTCGGTGGCCTATCGCTTATCCCTGACGTGCAGGTAGCACCGGGGCAGCCGGTGTCATTTGATCCCAAGGATATGGTGGACGTTCAAGCCGTGGCGCTCAATGATCAGAAGGGCCGCGTTGACTTCATCAAGATGGACGTTGAGGGCATGGAGCCCATGGCGCTGGCCGGGGCACTGGAAATGATTGCCCGTGAGAAGCCGGTCATTGCAGCTGAGTTCCTCCATTGCGGGCCTCACAAAATCAGGGAGAAGGTTCCTGACTACCTGCACCTCTTGATCAACTACAACGTCTACCTCATTCACCCCGATGACAAAGTTATTTGGGATATGTTGAGAAGTCAGATCTCATATGCTTGAGAATATTCTTGCCATCGCTGCCATACTACTGATCCTTTGGTTTCTGTTGGCTAGAAGGGAGCCTTTCTGATGCGCCCCGGTGGTGGTAAGCAAAAAGGAGCCGCGTTTGAGCGCGAAGTCTGTGTCCTGCTTTCAAGGTGGTTGACCAATGGCACCAGAGAAGACGTATTTTGGCGTTCAGCCATGTCAGGTGGGCGAGCTACAGTCGGGCACAAGCGTGGCAAGCACCATTCTACCCAAGTCGGTGACATTTCATGCATCCACCCAGCCGGTCACAAGTTTAGTGATACGTTCGCCCCTGAGTGCAAGTTCTATGCGGACCTCAACTGGCAAGGGTTGCTCACGGGTAAGGGCAAGCTGTTAGATTTCTGGAACGAAATTAACACTCAAGCTAACAGGTACGGGAAGCACCCTTTCTTGGTTGCGCGGCAGAACCGCATGCCTGCTTTCGTATGTCTTGATGCAGCCGGTGTTGCCAAGCTGAAGCTGCACTCCTCAAGGTTTGTCTTGATCAGCTATCGGTACGATATGTTTATCATCGAGGCTGACAAGTTTTTTAAGAAGTGTGAACCATATGTGGTACCTAGTCGGAGACCTGCACTTCACCGATCGCGCAAGCGACTCATATAGATGGGGGATATTTCCTTGGCTTGTAAAACAGCAAGCCAAATACCAGCCTGAAGCTACCTTCCTAGCCGGTGACATAACTGATTCCAAGGATAGGCACTCAGCCACGCTGGTAAACAAGATTGTTGCTGGCCTGATCACGCTGAAACCCCCCATTTACATCGTCATGGGCAACCATGATTACCGTGACCCAAAGAACCCCTTTTTCAAGTTCTTGAGCCACATTGATGGAATTCACTTCGTGACTGAACCAACGGTCGTCAAGGCCGGTAAGCGCATGGCGCTTATCCCCCACTATAGGACGCAAGATGAATTTACCGCTGCTGTTAAGCTGGCTTGTGATGACAATCCTGATAGTTTTCTTTGTCATCAAACCTTTGATGGCGCTATAGCTGAGACAGGTGCCCGTTTGTCGGGCTTGTCAGCCTCACCCATTGAGTCTTTCAAGCCGAGGCTGGGTGTGTACGCTGGTGACGTCCACCGCCCCCAGACCCAAGGAATCGTGACCTACATAGGGTGCCCCTATCACGTGCGGTTTGGGGACAATTTTGAGCCAAGATGCATCCACGTCTGCCCATCAGGTGATGAAACCTACCCATGGTTCGATGCTCCGCGGAAATGGTCCCTGACGGTGCGGGGGCCTGAGAACATATTGAATAACAAAGAACTGCTTGAGGGCGATCAAGTCAAACTCACGGTGCAGCTGGCACGTGAGGAAACCATTGAGTGGAAGCAGGTGCGTCAAGCGGTGTTGGCTGCCTGTAAGGAACTGGGCCTTGAAGTTCACGGGGCCAAATTGGAGGTCAGCACCACCACACGACGTGAACGCTTAAAACTGGATGATCAAAATGGTAGAAGTGCTGCTGAAACATTTGATCAATTTTGCAAGTCGGAAAATGTCGCAGCGAATATCAAAAAAGTTGGAAAGGAAATCGTCGATGGCAACCCGGACGTTCTGTGATCATTGCGGCAATACCATACGTAATCCCAAAGTACTATCATTCGGTGATCTGAAGGGGGTTCTTAGTCGCAATGAAGCACAACACCGAGCCGTGATGCAGCAGGTGCAGGCTTTACATGCTAATGTGCAGTACATACCACCACAAGCAGGACCTGTCTCAGCAAAACAGTCTGGTGTGCCTGAGATAGGTGTAACACACGTTGACTTGTGCCCCACTTGCGTTCCTATTTGGCTGGAGCGCGTGAAGGCCCTTTGCAAGGCTTCGGACCCCGATGTTTGACCTTCACAGGATAACGCTGTTCAATTTCCGGTCTTACAACGGCAGCCACACTTTTGATTTCCCAACAACGGACGGCCTGTATTACTTCACAGGCCGTAATCTGTTTGAGCCTGAGTTAGGGGCCAACGGGGCAGGCAAGTCCACCATGCTGGATGCCATTACGTGGTGCCTGTACGGCTGGACCACGCGCGGCCTCAAAGCCAATGAGGTCCTTTCATGGTTCGGCGGGGTAAGCACTCACGTCGTGCTTGAACTGACCGTTGGCAAGAAGCGTTTCACAGTGAAGCGCTCACAGAAGCCCAATGGCATTTGGATAGATGATAAACCGGTTGACCAGCGTGAACTGGAGACCCATTTAGGCCTCAATTACGAGGCCTTTACGCATTCAGTCATCAGTCCGCAATTCGGTGACCCTTTCTTTGACAAGTCACCGTCTGACAAGCTGAAGCTCTTCTCAGATATCATGAAGCTAGACTACTGGCTCACCCTTAGTGATTTGACCGGCAAGATAGTCACCTCACTTGAAAATGACATTGCTGGCTTCGTCCGGGTGATTGATCAGCATGAGGGCAAGATTGAGATAGCCAAGGCTGACATTGAAATACTTGAATTGAAGGAAGCTACTTTCGAGGCTGATAAGCAAAAGCAGCTGACTGCTATCAAAGCTGAGAGCAAGGCCACGTATAAAGACGTTAAGAAGTTTGAAAAGATGGCAGAAATACAGGTTGACCTAGAGGAGGGACTCAAGGGTGAGCTGAGTGATGCCAAAAAAGATCTTGTGCGCTACAAAGCGCATGTGGATTTCATACTTGAGTCGATATCTAACGCAAACAGAGAGAAGGACCGCGCTCTCACCACACATGAGACTGCCTTGTCAGCAACCAAGCGTATGGGCTTCAAGGGATCATGCCCGCATTGTGGTCAAGAGATGGACGCCGCTCATGCCACTAGGGAAAAACAACGTAATGAACAAACGATGGCTCATTGTGGGAAGGTCATAAAAGACCAACAAACTGCGATTGAAAAACACCTGAGGGATTTGGTACGGGCCAAGGGTAACGTAGCCAAGACTGAAGAAATAATTGATGAAATAAAGGAGGAAATGCGGATTTGGGCTACCAAGCTGGAACGCGCTCAGGACGCAGCCAAGGGGGCAGCGGCCAAGTTTGATGAATTGGGTGAACGCCTTCACGCCTTGGAAAAATCAACCAACCCGCATACTGAGATGCTGGCTCGCAAGCGCACTCAATTGAAGGCTTACAAGAAGATCATTGCTGAGAGCACTGAAACCCTCAATGAATTGGAAGCTGAACGTGAGGGCTCAGTATATTGGGTGAAGGGGTTCAAGCGGATTCGCTTGTTTATCATCGAGCAAGCTTTCAGGACATTGGAAATTGAAGTCAACAACTGCCTTGCTCAGCTGGGTATGGTGGATTGGCAGGTTACCTTTGATGTTGAGCGGGAGAACAAATCTGGGGGCATCACCAAAGGTTTTGTGGTAATGATCAAAAGCCCCAGCAACAAAGAACCTGTACGTTGGGAGAACTGGTCAGGGGGTGAGACGCAACGGCTGCAATTGGCCGGTGACATGGGGTTATCCAACCTCATTATGCAGGGGGCGGGGCTCAGCAACACAATTGAGTTCTATGATGAACCTTCCACGCACCTATCGCCGGAAGGCATGATGGACTTGGCTGACTTGTTGCATGAGCGCGCCGTCAACGAGGGTAAGCGTATATGGATAGTAGACCACGCCTCAATCACCAATTTTGGCGGCTTTGAAGGCGTCATCACAGTGGAGAAAACAAAAAATGGATCAGCTATCGTTCACTCCTGACGTGGTCGTTGAGCCCGTCAGACGGGGCAAGAAAATAGTATGGACTGAAGAGGATCATAATGAAGCGTTGGAAATGTACCGCGCTGACAAGTCCATGGAAGAGATTGGCGTCAAGTTTGGCAAGTCACGCAGCGCCATAGCTGGCATCATTCACCGGGCCCGCAAGAATGGACTCCTCAATGATGTTCAATTAAAACGCAGCACGCCCAACAAGCACAAGGGCATCCCGCCGAGGCCGGAACCGGTCAAGGTAGCCAAGATGTTTTTGAAGGCCCCCGTGATGGTGGAGCCGGTCAAACCAAAGAGAATTAGATTGAGGCTGATCGACAACGATACGGCAGTGACTTTTGCTGAACTCAAGGAGTGCCACTGTCGGTGGCCGTTTGGGGAGCCGCGTCGTTCTGACTTCCGCTTCTGTGGTCAGCAGCGTCTTGATAACGATCCGTATTGTGCTGAACATAAGCGGATGTCGCTTCGGGTGTATGACAAGCAGTCATTTACTCAGCCGCGCGTGATTCGGCCAAGCTACCGTCGCTGATTTCAAATCGCCGCATACCAGCCCGTGGCTCCAGTTCATGGACCACGGGCTTTTCAATTCCATGAATAGCAGCAACACGTTTCAAGTTACTGGACAGTGACCCGTGCTCAGGTGCCAACAGCAAGATGACTTTGGGCAGCGTGAACACGGGTGACACCTTAGGCTCGCGGGTTGACTACGGTGAAGCCTGCCAGTGAGCGCACGTGGATGCGTGTCCGGTGACCACCTGAGTTGGGGTCATAGGCAAGTACCTTCCCGTTACCCAGAACCTGCTCAATAGCGAACACATGCCCTCTACGGGCCGCCGCCATGCCGGGGGCCGGGGCAGCGCGCGGGAAGCGCAGCCAGTTGGCAGCCACCCACAGGGACCGAATCGGGGCACCCAACAGCCTTACAGCCACGCCACAGCCACAGAACGCACGTGAGGGGCACCCCGAGGGGTGCGCTACGACCGTATTAGCGGCCCGCTCATGCGTTATTTCACTGCGGCGCTCATATACCGGCTTGGCCGCGCCAAACCCACCCATGGCCTTTACAATGCGTTCACCACGGGGGGATTTGATGACGCCTTCACAAGGCCAAAGGATGTTGCAGCCTTCCGCAGCAGCTTGGACGCGATACTTGCGGGCCTCAGCTGGGGCCGCCATGAACAGTAGAAGCGCGATGAGGGTGAGTGCGGTTTTCATTGACATTGCCTCTCTTTGTGAATGGAGGCGCAACCTACTAAAACTCAAAACAGAGGTAACCCCTTGACAGGTGAAAACCTCTATTGCAGGGCTATATGCCTGTTCCTTGAACGAAGCACCAAACATAGCCGTAACTGTTGACAAAGAGAATGGCGTGGCCGGTTGGATTGCCACGGTCGTACTTCAATTTCACATCTGGTATTTCAAATTCGGTCCCCATCGCAATGTGGGGCCTGCCCAAGGGTGCATCAGGGCGATCATCCGTTATCTTGCAATAGGTCTTGCCTTTGCGCACTGAAATATCATCGCACCAATAGGCGTCAGCCTCACCACAGCATGAATTCTGGGGCGCGTCAGGGCGCATCAAGCCTTGATACCATTCACGCACTTTAGGGTCAGCAGTTTCCCACTGACCGTTGTCACGCGCGAAGCTGGATGAGGATAAAAGGGTCAGGCACAACGCAAACAACAGTTTCACAGGCCTGACCCATTCTTGTAGATGCGGGAAACTTGGTCACGTGTGTAGAGATCCGCCAGCATTGCTGCAAACGGATCCTTCGCACGGTGATACACTTTCAGGTTTTCCTGAAGTACGTGAGCCTTCTCAGTGATGCTGTCAGCAAGCTGGCGGGACAGAATTGCCTCCGGCGCTACAGTGCGCCGGGGCTTCATCAAAGATCTCAACCAGTCAAACAGCGCCATGGCTTAAGCCGCCTTACCGTTGTTGAAAATCCTAGCGAGTGTCTCGAGAGTATTTTCAGTTTTTATCATAGCTGAAATCATATCTCTAGAGACGGTTTTGTGCTCTTCACGCTCTTGACGGCGCTCTTGACGTTCGAGCCACCACATGATTGCAAAGATCAGAGCCGGTCCCCCGGTTACTACTTTCTCCAACCAATCAGGCATTTCACTGATGACCCTTTCTTGTTTTTGAACGCCCTCATTCCATCGGTTTGTTGAACTCTTCGATTTGAGCGTCAAGAAGCGCTTCGGTCTCAGCAAGCTGTGCGTCAGTGACGGTGCCAGCTTGGCCGCCCGATGCAAGGTCCTTGATGACTTGAAGGGCCGGGCCAGCCGCCTTGCCAGCTGCAATGGCCATGCTGACGACAGTGACGGCTTTCTCAATCAGAGCAAGAATGGTGATCGGGTCCATGTCAGTTCCCCATGGGTACGTTGGCCGCCGCAGCTTGCGCTTTCACGGTCGTCACCAACTTTGAGATGTTGTTGTACACCACCGTAGCGTTGACCTGATCGTCGTTCTTCACGAACTCACGAAGCTGGGCCAAGTAAGGCGGAATTTGACGCGTATACACCTGCACAGCGCCAATCTGCTTTTCGCAGTCAGTGTTGATCAGGCGTTGGGCACAGCTTTGCTTCCACGTGTTCAAGCCAGCGAACACGAGGGTGGTTGCCGCCTCCAGCTGATTGAGGCGCGTTTTGGTCACCGGGTTGGCCACCGATGCGGTGCCAATGCTGATGACGTCCTGAAGCTTCTGAAGCTGGGCACAACCACCCAGCGACAGGGTTACCAGAGCTACTGCAAGAAGTTTCTTCACTGCGTGTCTCCAACAGGTTTGGCCACAATCGCCTCAGAGGTGGCGATGTTGACTGCGGTGGGTGAGATGAGTTCAGGGTTGACCTTGATCTCAATGGACTCAACGCCGGTCTTCTCCTTGACCTGCTCAAGCAGGCCATTCAGGCGCGTGCCGTACATCGTCCAGACCAAGTTGGCCAAGATGCCCACGATGCCTGCAATCATGGTCTTGGTGCTGTCGGGCGTCGTAACGCCGACCGTGGTCAGTCCAGCGAAGATGTTGTACAAGAGAATACGCACGTACTGTTGAAAGGTTTGACCCGTCACAGAAGCCTCCTATGCGTTCGCGAGTTTTATGGCAATTCGTGTTACTGGGCCGCCCACTCCATCCACTTTCAAACCGTGAGAAGTTTGGAATAGTTGGATAGCCTCAACCGTCGGTTTATCACGTTGACCGTTGACTGCCAAATGAAGACTTGGGCTCCATTGGTTCAATGCAGCCTGAAGCCAGTAGATGGATACCAATTCCACCGAGTTGAGCTTGGAAGTATCGGCTTCCTGTGATGCGACAGGCACATCATGGGTATGCGGTGTCGCAGGGTCGGTCACCGGGGCTGGTGTTGGGGCGACTGCGGTGTTGCCCATGGCCAACTGAACATCAAAGACCAGCTGAACCTTGTTGATGTTCTTGCCGGGGCACGTCTTATGCGTGGTGGCCTTGTCCTCTTTGTGGAAGTGAAGGCCCCGACCAGCCGTCTCAACGGTGTTGCCGCCTAGGATGAAATTATCCGGGCTAAGCTTGAATTTCGTGTGCAGCATCGCAAGTGCTGCAACCAGATTGGCTTTGGTTGGATCTTGGAACGCCTCACGTTCAAACTCACCGACGGTTTCAACCCCCAGTGAGAACTTGTTCCATGAAGGGGTGTGCGTACCGGGGGTGTTCAACGGATTGAGAACGAGGATGGTGTCAGGCGTGGGTGGGATGAAAAGGTGCGGCCCACCCTTCCAGCCCATGCTTGAGTAGTAGCTTTCCAAATTTCTGAGCCACTGCTCCGCCGTCCAGTTCTTGTACTTGCCCTCGCGTGACTCCCATTGCTTGTAGAGGGCAATGTCAGGCACGCTGGTATTGTGCACCGTGACGAACTTGGCCCAATGACCAACGTCCAACCCATCAAGGTATGTTTTGAACTCAACGTGAGTGAATTTCTTACCTACGATTTGCATCACTAAACTCCCTTAACGCGCTCTACGTGCCGATATGAACCCAAACGCACCGTTGGTGCCTGAGAAGTTGCACAAGGTGCTTAGAAAGATTGTGGTTGTACCAGACAGGCTAAAGCGAATCTTACCTACAGGTCCACCATAGGTCGCCGTCGTGGAAATGCTGTTCTGAGCGTACGCACCACTGTTGGGGGCAGTCGGCAGTGAGGCTGACGTTGAACTTATCCACGCGATGTAGGCAGTTTGTGTACCTGCGGGGGCCGTAAGAACAACACCCTCTACATCCCAATCACCAGCGGTTAGAGAAATGGAAGTTACGTTTGCTGCGGTTCCTGTAGTTAGAGATACCGCTGAACCAGACAAAACCGTTTGTGAGACAAA